TTAGTTTAGGATTTACACAACGAGGATGTCGTTTAAAGTGTAAATTTTGTGTGGTGCCAACAAAAGAGGGTAAAAATAAATCAGAAAATACTATTTACGAAATATGGAGAGGTGACCCTTACCCACGAAAAATTCATTTATTAGATAATGATTTTTTTGGTCAACCAGAAGATCAATGGAGAAAAAGAGTCAAAGAAATACAGGAGGGTGATTTTCAAGTATGTTTTAATCAAGGAATTAACATCCGCCTTATCGATAAAAATGTGGCTGAAGTTTTGCCTACAATTAAATTTAGAGATGATCAGTTTAAAAAAAAACGAATTTACACAGCCTGGGATAATATTGGCGATGAAAAAAGATTTTTTAAAGGTGTTGATATGCTAACCGCTAATGGTATCAAACCTAATGAAATTATGGCTTACATGCTTATTGGTTATGATAAAAGAGAAACTTGGGACAGAATATGGTATCGTTTTAATAAAATGGTAGACTGTGGTATTTTACCTTACCCGATGGTTTATGATCCATTACAGAAACGAAGTAAACTAAAAGTTTTTCAACGTTATGTAGTGAGAGGAGATTATAGGCATAAATCATGGGATGAATATTTGCGTTTTTATTATAATAGAAATATTGTAGAATTAGATAAAATACCTGATTTATTTAACAACTCATGAAAACTATCCAAGTCTTTAATGAAAAAACAGTATGTTGCAGGGGTGAAGACTCAGGAGGTCATCCTCTTATTTACTTATCACTCGAAGGCGTTGACAAAGTAATGTGTCCTTACTGCAGCATTGTATTTAAAAAAATCAAAAGACACTGACCTAGACACACGCACCACGAACCTTTATCCTATAATGACGGGAGAAGGCGTTTGGCTAATAAATACACACGAATACCTAATGAAAAGTTGTTTGTTAAAAACTCAAACTACAAAAATTATACACATTTAAAAAATAGAATTATCAAAGAAAAGCTTATTCCTTATGAATGTGCATTCTGTGGTAATGAAGGTGAATGGAAGAAAAAAAATTTATCGCTTGTGCTTGACCATATAAATGGGGTAAAAAAAGATAACAGGCTTGAAAATCTTCGATTTGTTTGTCCTAATTGCGATAGTCAGTTACCAACATTCAAATCAAAGAACATCAAATATCAAAGAGACAACAACAAATTTAATTACAATCTTAACGGCTACGATCCCACAATTTATAAAAAAAGTAATGAGTGTGAATAGTAAGTAGTTTTTGACTGAGGTATACTATGATTATGTCTAGAAATAAATTTGAATGGGATAACCTGCTCGAACATGAAGATGTAGCCTTTTTGGTTGATCCTAATGGTATGTCACCAGACGAAAGACACGAATTAATCGAAAGTTTGTATGTCGATTATATTAAATTACGAGCTACAAAAAAAACTAAAAAAAGCATTCTTGCTAATTATAAAAGAATAATACGGGAGTTAGTCAAAAATTTTGCTCACTAATGAGCTCATCTCCTTATCTATATAAATTAATGGGACTGAGCTTTACTCGGTCCGTGATCGATAAAAAACTTAACTCTGAACACAAATTATGGCGTGCTGTCGTTATAAACGCTTTCGATGATACAATGATAACGCTCTCTGATAGAAAGTCATCAGTACAAAAGATTGAAGCTCATAATTGGATTCTTCAAGAATCACGAGATTATAGAGAAGTTTGTGAATGGGCATTACTCGATCCTGAAGAAATGAGAGAACATTACATTAGTGCTCTTAAACGCAAAGTGATTGCTTTTACTAAAAAACAAGTGCGTTGGGCAGAATATAATAGAATATATAAAGCTTTATTTTATAATATTAATAATGATCAAAAAAAACTCATTAGAAAGCGATTAGATGAGCTCAGGAAAGAAATTCATAATACAGCTACCACTTATACCGATTCCATAATTCTTGAAGCTTTGTAATCGTTCCCATGACCTTTAAATTTCTTAGATGTGTCAGTACCATTGCCAGGCAGAGTAAAAACATCGTTGTCAATTCCATCTCAATACACCACCATATCCAAATAACCTGAGAACCAAGACCCACGATTGGTGCTAAATATGATCCATTTCCATAAACATAGATGCTAATGATAGCGGTACACGCTGCAAGGAACTCGAGCCAGTATAAATCCATAAATTCATAATACATGATTTTTGACAGTTTTCTATAATACGCTTCCTTACAAAAAAAAATAAAAAAGTAAAAAGGTAAAATAGGACTATATTTTGGGAAAACTAGGAAAAATACCAGAAAACAGGGAAAAAAGACAAAAAGTTTTAGGAAAATTTTAGGAAAAATTCCTAAAAAATAGGAAAAATTAAAATTTTTGAGGTGAAATATGCATTTTTTTTTATTTTTTTTTATTTGTAAGTAAATATATTATAGAATTTTGGGAAAAGAAATGATAATTTATTTGCAATATGGCAAACTTAAAAATTAATAGATTTTATTATAATCCACTGCCTGAAAATTTAAAAATTGATAAAAGTAATATTGATGGTCATGGCATTTTTGCAAAAACAAATATAACAAAAGGATTTGATTTAGGATCTACACATATTAAAGTACCGATGATTTTTGGTTATGTTAGAACACCTCTTGGAGGTTTTGTTAATCATAGTAAGTCTAATAATTGTAAATTATTTGTTAAGGAAAGTTGGGATGACTATATAATTTATAATTTGTTGACTACAAAAAACATAAAAAAAAATCAAGAAATACTATTGGATTACGATAATTAATGCCTAGAAAACCAAATCAATTAAAATCTACTACAGAATTGACAGTTCAACAAAGACAATTTGTTGATATTCTTGTTGAGAATTGGGGGAACATATCAAAAGCCGATGCAGCTTCAAAAGCTGGCTATACATCAGAGAGAGGTAAACCATATGAACAAGCCAGTAGATTGTTAAACCCTGACTTAAATCCTCATGTGTGTAGATACTTTGAAAAAAGAATGTCAAAAGAACAGGAAAAATACGATAAAGATAAATTAAGGCGTTTTAAGATCTTTGAGAGACTGAGAAATGGAGCAGAGATTAAAGGTCAATACACAGGAGCTATTAATGCAGAGTATAGAGCTGGTCAAATGGCAGGAATGTTTGTTGATAAAAAAGAAATTACTCATAACACTTTAGAAGGAATGAATCGAGAGCAGTTAGAAAAAAGACTGGAAGAGCTCGAGGGAAAAATAAAAGATGCATCAAATATTATTGATGTAACTCCTGAAAAAAAATAAAAAAAAAATAAAAAAAGACTTGCATCACATATTAGATGTGATATTATATAAGTGTGAGGAAATGAATTTTCACACAAACAACGGAGAAAAAAATGAATAAAATACTTGAACAAATAAACGAAATATACTCTTACGATCCAGGTAACCTTTCTTGGGATGATGCTTCTAAGATAAACCTTACTGATCTTGAAAAAAAAATACTTTCAAAATATGAGTATGATTTATCAGAATCTATAGCTAATGGTCTTTGGTGTACTCACGATTGGAGAGAAAAAGACTTACTTGAAAATGCTACTAGAGAAAGAGGTGCTTTGTCTTCTTTAACTCAAAAAGGCATAATAGAGTGGGGTTGTGAAGGTTGGATACTTGGTGAGTTGGGTATAAGATGCCTTATACTTCATTGCTTAGAAAAGGGCACTCTTGAAAAACATATATAGACTAAATGGTCAAGGGGGAGTACCACAAATCTCCCCCAACTCTTACGGAGAAAAATATGCAAAAAAATAAAATAACAAAAGCAGTGGTAAATGGTATTGCTTATAAAGTTGAAGATGGTGATTTATATTATCTCGACACTGTTAATAACAAATATGAAATGGTAACTTACTTTGAGGATTTTTCTGAATTTGAATTACATTTCCTGAAAAGAACATTACCAACGTTTAATTTGTATCATGGGGAGTATCTATAATGGGTAAAGTAAAACAAATGGCATTTGACCAAGAAGAAAAATATATTCAAAAAACAATTGAAGAGGGTGGAGATTCTCGACAAGAAATTTTGCATAACATTTATAAGAGAGACATTATATTTCACTCGCAAGATGTAATTGAAGATCTCATTTACGATTACTTAGAAAATAATAAACCTTAGCTCAATCTTGCTTTCTTGCCTAATCTAATGTAAAAAGATTAGGCATGAGAGAATCACAATTGTGGAGGCATCTTGCCTCGATTCAAAAGACCAAAAGAGATTGGCATTTTTTCAGAATAGAATCGAGTACAATCAACGGAATACCTGATGTTAACGGATGTGTGAATGGCGTTGAGATTTGGTTAGAATTAAAATCAGGAGAGAGCAAGAATTATGGTCTGTCAAAATATCAGATCAATTGGCATATCGAAAGACTATCCTGTGGGGGTAATGTATTTATCTTGCTTTTCACCCCTAAGCTTAAAAGCCTGAAAATTCTCAGGCTGGTTCATCAGGCGTTCATCTTGCGTCAAGAAATAAAGTTCGAGCTGCTTGGATCATGTAAATTTACCGAAAAAAACTTGGAGCAATTGCTAACGGATGTGATAATATGGCAAAATTTAACATAATGCATATTATACGACAATGGGTACATGCTCCCTGGTTTAGAAGGCTCATATATTTTTTGGTTTTTGGTAATTTTTTTTTTAATTTTTTTCTAGGTCAGAAAAAAAATGTTACTGTCGGTTGACAGTATAGGTTAAGTTGAATACTAACATATAGAAAGAAAAAGTCTAGCATGAAAAAAGATTTTTTAACAACAGATAAATTAAGGCTCGAAGTAGAGAAGTTATGGATACAACACATCAAGCTTTGTCAGGATAATTTTTTATATTTTGTACAAGAGATGTGGCAGGATTTTATATGTCGTAAAGAAAAAGATCCGAGTCGCTGGGGGCATCATCAAATCATAGCCAGAGAGTTT